CAAGATAAATACAATATCACAAGAGAAATTGTGAGTGAGGCATATCCAGATATCGTCTGGAATGATCGTAGTCGCTGAATTTACTAATTTATTATGGGAAATAAACAAAAAATGAAGACAGAAAAGGAAATGCAAGTAGAAAATTCTGAAGTATTGAATGAAGATTTTTCTGCTCCTATCTGGACTAAAGAAGAGAAAGAACTTTCAAAAAAACTTTATGGTTGTGAAATTATGCAGGAAAAGTGTACTCAACAAGAGTTGAAAAATACACAACTTCCTAGCGATACATATATTATCTCTTATTATCAAAAGGGAACTCTTTTTCACGACTTAGTTAGGGGCAAAAGAGTTCGTATTTTTGATATGTATTACGATAAGATTGGCAATTGTATCCATAATATTGACTTTGGATACGGAAAAATCAGTCCTAAACTCTGGGGATACCAAGCACCAAAATCTAAAAAAAGAAAATAAACAAAAATGGGTAAGCATTATTTACTTAACTTGTATGGGTGTTCATTTGTTCTTTTGAACGATGAACACCTTCTTATTGACTTGCTGGAAAATGCTGCTGCAGCAAGTGGAGCAACAGTATGTCAAACGATATCAAAAAAGTTTGACCCACAAGGAGTTACAGTTTTGTGCTTACTCTCAGAGAGTCATATTAGTATTCACACTTGGCCTGAAGAAGGTAAAGCGGCAGTAGATGTTTATACCTGTGGAGATTGCAATCCAAAGATTGGATGTGACATAATTATTCACCAGCTTTGTGCCACAGACCATACCCTTAGTTATATTGAAAGGTAAAATAAAAATCGACCTTTTACTTCAAAAAACGTCGAAAAAATTCTCCAGAAATTTTTTAGGTTCTTAAGATTTTATAAAACTGTAACATTTGTTACAAAAATACTTGACTATATATGATATTAGGGGTATAATACTCTTGTCGTTCATCTGCTATTTGCGAATAGCAAATAGAGACGGAAGTACCGAAAGGGAAGGAACGCAAATTTACTCATTCAGTAAAGGAGCAACCTTATGAAAATCACTTTCGTACAATACCTAAAAGAAAAGGATAAAAAGCGGAAAAAACTTCATAACGCCGAAATTAATATGGCTAAAAAGCCACAAGTAGCGTGATTAGTGAAGACTATTATCATGAAGAAAATATTGATGACAGAGAACCTGCTTGTTATCTTTTAACATATAGAGGTCAAAATTATTGGCACTGTTATGGCATTCATTTAATTGAGTGGTTTGAGCAAATTTATGATAAAAACTTTGAGGGGGGTTGACTCCCTCTCTTTTTTTGTGTATGATAGGTAGGTAAGAGTTTGAGGTATGGACAGAGAAAAGGTAAAACTCATTATAAGGAATATGGAACTTCTTCTTGATTCATTAAAGGTTGAATTTTATGGTAAACAAAGTTATACAACAACTGATGAAGTTGAGTATTATGAAGAAGAAGATGGTCATTATGATTGGGAGATGTGATGACAAGACGAAATAAATTAGTAAAGATGCTCAAAAGATTGTTGAAACAAGAGCATCTTTTTTCGCCTGAAAAACTTCGGGAAATGAAAGTCCAACTAAGACAGTTGGAAGAAGAACTATCTACACTAGAGCAAAAAACATCAAAAGGATTTGGAAAATATGAAACCAGTAAAAGCAAAAGACCTTCTTGAACTGGATAACCGCCTTCAAGTTGTAAAACTTCAAGGATATCCTATTCCAGAGCAAGTTATCTATCAAGCAGGTAAAAACGATTACTCTGAGATTCCCATTCACGACCAAGAAATTCCTTCTCCACAAAAATGTGGTGAGTGGATTGTGGAGCAACTTCTTGCAAACGAACGTGGTCATTATGGCCCACTAGAGCATCCAGGTATTACCTTCTCAGTTTCTGGATATGTCCATAATGTTGCGATGCAAGCAAGAACTCATCGTGTTGGTGTAAGTTTTGATGTGCAGTCACAACGATACACTGGAAGGAGAGTTATCAAAGTTGCTAAGAATGAACTTCCAGTTGATGATGTGTTCTACATCCGTCCTCCAGGGTACTACACCAACCGTAAGGGTAAAAAGTATGAATGGACTCTTTCAGACTATAATGATGAACTGGACTTCATCTATGAGGGATGTAAGAGGTATGCTGCAAAGTATGAAAAGGGTATGTGTGAAGAACACATTCGTGACTATCTTGCCCAAGCAATTCGTCAGAACTTTGTAGTTTCATTCAATCTTCGTTCTGTTCTGCACCTTCTTGACCTTCGTGCTAAAATGGATGCCCAACTTGAAATCCAGGCACTTTGCGAACAGATTGCTCCAGAACTAGAAAAGTGGGCACCAAATGTATGGAAGTATTATGAAGAAAAACGCCTACATCGTGCTCGTCTGAGTCCATAAATAATTTTGTGCGTATATCCTAACATTTACATAATTTCTAATAATGGCAACTTATCCCGTAATTAATAAAGTAACTGGTGAGCAAAAGGAAATAGTTCTTAGTGTTCATGACTGGGACCAGTGGAAAAAAGACAATCCTGACTGGGATCGGGATTGGTCAGACCCTTCAACTTGCCCAGGTTCTGGGGAGGTTGGTGACTGGCAAAACAAGCTAGTTGCCAGAAACCCTGGATGGAATGATGTTTTAGGACGTGCGGCAAAAATGCCTGGTTCAAGAGTAAAGAAAATCTAGTATGGCAAGAAAAAGAAGAGCAGAACAACCAATTGGAATTGGACTTACAGCAAAGCAAATGAAGAGGAAAAAACCTCTTAATTATGATTTTCTAATAGATATTGACCCTCTTACAGAAAATCAAAAGAAGTTTTTTTCATCGTTTAAGGAGGGAAAATCGATTGTTGCTTATGGGTGTGCAGGTACGGGTAAAACCTTTATAACCTTGTACAATGCACTCAAAGAAGTTCTTAACGAAAGGAGTCCATATGAAAAGGTTTATATCGTTCGTTCTTTAGTTCCTACTAGAGAAATTGGATTCCTTCCTGGTGACCATGATGACAAGTCAGCACTTTATCAAATTCCATATAAGAATATGGTAAAGTATATGTTTGAAATGGCATCAGATTCGGATTTTGAAATGCTCTATGGAAATCTTTGTGCTCAAGATACAATTAAATTCTGGAGCACCTCATTCCTTAGAGGTGTAACTCTAGATAATGCCATTATTATCGTAGATGAATTTCAAAACTTGAATTTTCATGAACTTGATAGTATAATGACAAGAGTTGGAGACAACTCAAAAATTATGTTCTGTGGAGATGCTACCCAGACGGACTTAATCAAGACGAATGAAAGAAACGGTATCGTTGATTTTATGAAAATTCTGAGAAACATGTCATCTGTTGACATTGTTGAATTTGGGATTGATGATATTGTCCGCTCTGGATTCGTCAAAGAATATATTATTTCAAAACTAGAAGTAGGTATGTAATGTTTCAACATGTTGATATTTCTCTTCCCCAACTTGAAAGGGAAACTATTGATGGAGTTCGGTATTATAAAGTTCCCTCTGATGATGAACTAATTAAATTAGTATCAATCACTTCAGTCACTAGTCATTTTAATAAGCATATTTTTGAAAACTGGAGAAAAAAGGTTGGGGAAGAGGAAGCCAACAGGGTAACCAAGCAAGCAACCAGTCGTGGCACTGATATGCACACACTGGTTGAACATTATCTTCAGAATGATGACTATGATTCTGAAGTTCTTCCGATTTCCAAATTTCTCTTTCAAATTTTAAAACCAGAATTAAAGAAGATAAATAATATTCATGCTCTTGAGGGAGCATTGTATAGTAGAAGGTTAGGAATTGCTGGCACTGTAGACTGTATTGCAGAATATAATGGTGAACTGGCAATTATTGATTTTAAAACATCAAAGAAACCCAAACCGAGGGAATGGATTGAGCACTATTTTGTTCAGTGCATGGCTTACGGATGTATGCTATATGAACTCACAGGAATCTCTGTGAAAAAACTTGTAATTTTAATGTCCTGTGAAAATGGAGAATGTGTAGTTTATGAAGAATATGACAAATCAAAATACATCAGATTACTCTCCGAATATATTGGAAAGTTTGTTAGAGATAAATTGGAACTCTATGGAACAGAATAAAGAAGAAAATTTAGAAACCGCAATAGAAAATAAATTTATGACTCCTTCAAAGTTTGCTTTGGAGATTGAAAAAATTGTTATTGAGGAAAAAATTAATTATATTGACGCAATAATTTCTTATTGTGAATATAATAATCTTGAGATTGAATCCGTCACGAAACTTATTTCAAAACCACTTAAAGAACGCCTTAAATGGGACGCAATTCAACTAAACTTTATGAAAAAGACAACTCGCGCTAAACTGCCTCTTTGATAATCATCTTATTGTATGGTAAAAGTGACTCCTTTTGAAACTTATCAAACTTATCTTTCACTTAAAAGTCATTTTACGAACAGTAAATATGACTTTTTTAAGTATGGAGGAAAATCGAGAGCAACTGTCTCTTCTTTTAATAAGAGGAAGGATAAGTACTTCTTTGAAAAAACAAGTCGCAAAATGTCCGATGAGCAAATCATTGAATATTTTGTATCAAATTTTGTTTCTGCAAGTGACCCATCTAAAATTTGGATTGGTGAAATTATAACTTCTGGAGAAAGAACTTATACTGACTGGAAAAGACGACAGCAAAGTATGAGCTATGTCTTCAAAGAAGAATCGGAAAAGTTATTTGAGATGACTAATTTAGAAGATATATTTAAATGTTCTAAGGGCCATCCTCTTGTACTGAAGAAATTTTTAGGTGGGGAAATTTCTCCAGAAACTATGGTAATCTATGATAAAGTATTTTCTTTCGTAAAAGATTACGATAAGAAACTTTTGGACCCAGTGTGGGAAACCGTAAGTTTAAAAATTAAAAAGTATTCCTCGTTCCTAAATATTGATGTGTTACAGTACAGAAAAATTCTGAGGCAAATTATAAATGTCTGATTTCTTTGATTCTGATATTATTCAAAATGAACTGAAGAATATTAATAGTCTTCAAGAAGACATTTATAAGAGTGTCTTAAATTTTGGATATATGAATCGTGAAGATAAACTGAAACACATTGAAAAATTAAACACTTTAATTGAAAAACAGAAGATTATGTATACTCGTCTTTCACTTTCTGATGACCCAAAAGCACTGGAAATGAAAGAGAATATACGGAAATCAATTGCTATTATGGGGTTTTCCCCAGACACAAACATCAACACATTATTTGATAGTATGAAGAAGACGATTAATTCCCTCAAGGAATATCTTGACTGACCCCTTGACAACCGATCCGACACCTGCTATACTATCCAAGTAATCCAACGAATCCAATTTATCCGAGGTATCTAATGTCCTTTTCCAATCTTAAAAAGCAGTCCAAACTTGGTTCACTGACTGAAAAACTTGTGAAGCAAGTTGAGAAAATGAATAATTCTGCTGGTTCCGCAGATGACCGTCTTTGGAAACTAGAGTGCGACAAAGCTGGTAATGGTTTTGCAGTCATTCGTTTCCTACCAGCACCAGAGGGCGAAGATATGCCCTTTGTCAAGACTTATTCACACGCTTTCCAAGGAACTGGTGGTTGGCTAATTGATAACTGCCTTACCACTCTCAATCAAAAGTGCCCTGTTTGTGAGCACAATTCCTCTCTCTGGAACTCTGGAATTGATGCAAACAAAGAAGTTGCGCGAAAGCAAAAACGTAAACTGTCTTACATTTCCAACATCTATGTTGTGAAAGACCCAGCAAATCCTGAAAACGAAGGTAAAGTCTTCCTGTTCAAGTATGGTAAGAAAATCTTTGATAAGATTCTGGAAGCAATGAATCCTGAGTTTGAGGATGATGCAAAAATTGACCCATTTGACTTTTGGACTGGTGCAGACTTTAAACTGAAGGCAAAGAATGTTGCTGGTTATCGTAACTACGATTCATCTGCATTTGCAAATCAAAGTGCTCTAAATGATGATGATGAAGTTCTAGAAGCAATCTGGAAAAAGCAGCATTCTCTAAATGAGTTTGTTGACCCAACTATCTTTAAATCATATGAAGACCTCAAGAAGCGTCTAGATAATGTTCTGGGCATTCAAGGTTCTACCTCCCGTCCTCGCCTTGACCCTGAAGTACAAGATGAAGATGAAGGTTCCGCACCTCCTCTGACTGACGAATTCCGCAGTGAACTCAGCAGTCTCAGTTCTTCACTTGAAGATGATGATGAACTCTCATACTTCGCACGACTTGCTGAAGAGTGATTAGTTAATCACAAGTCCCCGTAAGGGGACTTTTTTATGCCAGTTCTTGAATAATAACCTCAGTAGGTGCAGGTCTCTCAAAGGTTGAACCATATGGTATAGAAGTTCTAAGATTTTCTGTTTTAATAATGAGTTTCCCATCAGTATCTCTAACTGTTTGAGATGATTTCTTATATTTCATAATACTTCTAGTATCTCTTATGAATTGTTGCAGATACTGTGGTCTTAGAACATAAATTGAACGTTTTTTATTATTCTCTAAAATTTCATATCCATAATTTGTTACTGGATTAGTTATATCAGTTTTAGTTACATAATTGTTTTGGGAATCGTCAAAAAATGTTACATATGAAGTTTCTGTTGAATCGAAGTTTACATTAATTGATGTTGTTAATGATGGCCCACTATCTTCAAGGACTACATTAATTTTAAATGTTTTTAAGTAACCATCTTCTGCAATGTATGAGAGTGTGTCAACATATGTTCCTTCATTCAAATTTTCAAGTTTTCCTAAATTAACATCATATGTCCAGGTTCCGCCATATCCAATATTTAAGTCTTGGTCAATTGAAAATTGCCCATAATTATCAGTACTTTTAATTGTTGACGTATCAAGAATGTAAAGATTGGATTTTACATTCAATTCTTCATTACTTACACCTGAGTTTGGTGCTGAGAAAAAGTCCACAACTCCAATTTCTCCAGTTCCAGACTCATAAGATGGTAATGGAATTTGAATAACTTCACTTATATTTTTATCACCTTCAATTATAATTCTTCCATTAGAATCTTTTTGTTCTCTTGTTACAAAATGATGAATTCCATAAAGTTCTTCACCATATTTTGCAAAAGAATATCTATAAACATCAGCATCTGAGATTGGCCAGTCATTTTTTATGTTAGTAATTCCTGCACTGATTAAAACTACCCAATCATATTCAGCACTACCATAAAGTTCTTCTGCAACATTATCTGGTCTATATCCATCAGGTATTTGATATTTTTCAAATACGATTAATGGGTTGATGATATCATCTCTTAATTTGGCTTTTCTGAATAAATTTTTAACTCTTACATACTCAGAAGAACTAGTTCTTTCTGGTAAAAATGACAGATATTCGATATCTGGTAACTCTGAAAAATATGCCATTAGTATCCAACTCCCAGTTTTCCTTTTGCTTCTATAGTATAATCTTCTTGATAAATTGGAGTAAGTTCTCTAAAAGCAAGAGTTAATATCATTGATACTGGAGTACCGTCATGGTAAGTTGCATATCCACTATCACTTAGGTCTAAACTCAATCCTTCTAATGCACACAATTTAAAAGTATTTAGAAATGGGTGCGGTTCTGTTCCTCTCATATATTGAATATCGAATAGATTGGGAACACCAATAAGAACTGCATTTCCACTAGAAATCGCATTTTTCTTTGGACTCATATTAATTTTTAAATATTTAACGATTTCTTTAATCCTATCACTTTCCTTTTTTTCTCTGGGTGTTAATTGAAATTGAAATTGTTGAGAATTCCTAAGTGTCATGCCACCAAAAGCAAGTTCAACATTTTCGTTAAATCTAACTCCAGCAAACCTTGATAAAAATTGTTGTGGATTATTTCCTGTTGCTGCTGCGATTGCTGCTCCAACAGCACCAGTTTGTGCCGCTTGTACGGTAGTTCCGCTTGTCAATGTTCCTTTAAGAGCATCAAATGCTTTTTGCCCATAATTGCTTAATCCTGAGAATCCGCCAGTAATAAAAGATTCTACTGCTCCACCAACACCAGCTTCAAGAGGATTGAGAGTAGAACCATCCCAAGAAGTTGATACAGAGTTTACTGGCAATCTATAAGGCATTGGGAGTAAAATTGTTCCTAGAGTTTTACCTCCAGTTCCTTGAGGTGTTGATGCTCCAAAATCACCAGTGGACAATTTGCCAGGAACATATTCTATGACATTGATTTTAAACCAATCATCTTTATCTTTTGATTTTTTGATTGGATATTCTAACGTTGCCATTTTTTAAAAGTATTTATTAACTTATTTGGAATTTTGCAAATGGTAAAGTTCTAATATCATCTAACTCTTCTGGGCGCACTTCATATAAATTGCCAAGAAGTTCTATGTATGTGTATTGTCTTGGTTCTCCCCAGTGAAAATTAATTCCTCTAAATCCCCATCGAAATACATCAGTTACTGCTACTAAAGGATGAGCATCATATTGAATATTTTCAGATTTTGGTTGATATAGAAATGTATAGAACTTGCCAACATCTGGAACTGGTGTCACATCAGTCAAGACACCCATAATTTCCAACATTAAGTCGTCTGGGTCTTCTATACCAATTAGAACATCCAGAACTGGGGCAATTCTATTTTTACTATTATGAAGGATATTTTCCCTTCTTTGTTTTAGAGATTTTCTTGGCATTAATTAATACCTAATTCATCTTCCGTAAGAACCTTAAACTCCCAATTTCGGTCTTTACAAAATTCTTTTGCAGATTCCCACTTTGCCATATTTTTAGCATATTCATAAACCTCACGAATGTATCCTTTGGTTTGTCTTTTGGGAGTTTTCGGTTTGACTGTTTGCTTTTTTGGTTTAACTTCAATCAAATATTTTTTAATATTTCCATTACTTTCTTTCACCTTAATATAAAAATCTGGAAAGTATCTATGTATTCTTCCATCAACTGGAGAACGATAGGGAAGGGCAATTTCTTCACTTCCCCACTCAAGTACATTTTCATTTTTATCACAATAAACCATAAACTTTCGTTCCCATAAAGAACGATAGATTATATTGGTTGGGTCTCCTTTATACTTTTCTGGAAATGACGGTTGATACTTTCCCTTATATGCCATTATACATAGTATAGATTCCATAGTAGTATTTAGAAATGCCGCAGGGACCAGGCCCATTTAAGTGGGAAAAAGAGAAGGGAAAATATAAAGCAAAATCAATAAATTCTTTATATTTTCCTAAGGATTCTAAAAGAAAAACTATAAGTGATTTTGCTCCACTTTTTAGAAATCTTGCACAATCTTCACATTTTGAGGTTTCATTTTCTGGATTTTCTCAACAGATTGATTTGAGTAATTATGTAGTAAGTAGGGGGGTTGATAGAAATTTTATTGTTGATGATTTGGGATTACTTTGTTACAATACATCTATTCCTGCAGGGTCTTCAACAACTGTAAGAAATAGTGGGAATAGGACAGGAATATTTGAAGAGTTTGCTCATGCAAGAACATATGATTCTTTGAAGTTAACATTTTATGTTGATAAAAAATATAAAGTATTAACTTTTTTTGAAAGTTGGTTAGAGTTTATTCACAGTGGTTCAGGTTTTAATGAAGAAGATGATAATTATTTCGTTAGAAATCAATATCCAGAAGACTATAAAATGGATTTATTGAAAATATATAAATTTGACAGAGATTATAGAACTGTAATTCCATATACATTTAAGAAAGTATTTCCTACAGGGGTGATTCCATTACAGGTTGATTATTCGTCATCAGAAATATTAAAATTGACTGTGATTTTATCCTATGAAAGATTCATTTCTGATGATGTTGTCCGAATTTCATAATAAATAAAAATAATATATTATTTCTTAAACAATGCCTTTACCAAAGATTGCAACTCCATCATATGAGTTGACTATTCCATCAAATAAGAAAAAAATTAAGTTTAGACCATTTCTAGTAAAAGAAGAAAAGATACTAGTTTTGGCACAAGAGACTGAAGACCCTAAACAAATTGCAAATGCAGTAAAAGATGTAATTTCAAATTGCATTTTGACTAGGGGTATAAAAGTTGATACTCTATCAACATTTGATATTGAATACTTATTCTTAAACATTAGAGGAAAATCAGTTGGAGAAACTGTCGAGGTTCTAATAACTTGCCCTGATGATGGAGAAACTCAAGTTCCAGTGACAGTAAATCTTGATGACATTCAGATTAAGATTCCACCAAATCATACTAGAGATATTAGATTGGATGATAGTCTTGTTCTAAGATTAAAATATCCATCAATGGATGAATTTGTAAAGACAAACTTTATTAATAATAGAGTTAATCTAAATGATACTTTTGATTTAATTTATTCATGTATTGAACAAGTTTTTAATAGTGAAGAGTCTTGGAGTGCATCCGAATGTACAAAGAAAGAGATTGAGGAATTTATTGACCAATTAAGTCCAACTCAATTCCAGCAAATTGAAACATTTTTTGACACAATGCCAAAACTGTCTCATGAAATTGAAATCACAAATCCCAATACTGGGATTAAGAGTACTGTAGTATTAGAAGGGTTATCATCTTTTTTCGCCTAGCAATGTTGCATGAGAGTCTTGCATCTTACTATCAAGTTAATTTTGCATTGATTCAGCATCATAAATATTCTTTGACGGAGATTGAAAATATGATGCCTTGGGAAAGAGAAGTGTATATTACATTACTCCAACAATTCATTGAAGAAGAAAACCTGAAGTATCAGCAAAAATACGGAATACAACAATAATAGTTATCAACTATGCGTTCACCACTCTCCAACATTGCAAATACTGTAGGTTCATTTTTTAATAGGTCTGCTGTATCATCTTCAGTTTTTACTGGACAAAGTGCAGATAACTCTCAGCAATTTGTTGCTCAAACTCAACAGTTTATACAAAATCAAAATCAGACACAGCAAGTATTAACTACTGTACAGCAACAAATTATAGGATTACAACAACAAGTTCAGGCTCTTTCACAGGGTCTTGAAAAAGTAGCAACTCTTTTGCAGCAAGATACAAAGCAAGAACAAAATTTATTAAAACAAGAAGAAGAAAATAAAAGAAGAAATTTAATACAAAAAACTAGAACTGACAGAGAAAGTGCAATTGAATCTTCCATACAGAATGCACTAATAACTCCAGTACAAAGAGCAACTGAAAAAGTCCAAGGATTTTTTGGTAGAATTGGTGAAGCATTAAAAATAATGTTTATGGGATTTTTGGGTGTACAGGCACTCAAGTTCCTTAAAGCATTTAAAGAAGGTGATGAAAAAACGATGGGTGAGATTAAAGATCTCGTCCTAAAAAATATTACTTATGCATTAGGCGCATTTGCTGCTTGGAAATTAGGATTGCCACTACTTGGCCAAGCATTGAAAGCAATGGTTGGTAAAGTAAAAGATATTGTTCTTGGAGGTCTTAAATCAATATTCAGAAGTGCATTTAATGCAATTAAAAATATGTTGAGTGGTTTAAAGCCACCCACAATAAGTAGTGGTGGGGTAAAACCACCACCAGCAGCAACAACAAAACCTCCAACAGGAGCAGCACCTGATGCTACTAAACCTAAAGGAGGAAAACCTCCAACAGGAGCAGCACCTGATGCTACTAAACCTAAAGGAGGAAAACCTCCAACAGGAGCAGCACCTGATGCCACTAAACCTAAAGGAGGAAGACCACCAGTATCACCAGTACCAGGAACTAGTATTGGTTCAAGACTAGCTAGATTGGGTGGAAGACTTATTGCGCCAATTACTGGAGCACTAAGTTTCTTTGGTAGAAAGGAAGAAGGTCAATCTAATGTTCAAGCTGGTTCTGGTGCATTATCAGAAATGGCAGGAGCTTCAGCAGGTGCTAGTGCTGCAGCAACTGCAGCATCACCTTTATTGGCTGGTGGTCCAATTGGTATTGGTGCTTATGGATTGACTGTTTTAGGTGGTGGTGTTCTTGGTGGTCTTGGTGCGGGGAGGGTTTCTGACTACTTTACTGGTGCAGGAGAAGAGAATAGACAGGAAGGTCAAAAAGCAACATTAAATGGAAATCCTGTTGTTTGGAGTAAAGAAAAAAATGATTGGATTCCAGACCCAGATGCTCCTCAACCAGCACAAGTAACTCCAACTCAGACGATGACTGGAGAGTCGTTATCACCACAAAAAGAAAAGACTTCGGAACCTGCTACAGTGCCCGATGCATCTGAGCAGGCAAAAGTTACACCTACTGAAACAATGACTGGTCAGCAAGTTAGTGATGAAAAACTTAAAGAACCTTCTGATAGTAACGCTCCATTTATGGGAAAACCAGAATCTTCTATAGCGCAAATGTCTGCTCCATCAGAACAAACATTAGCATCTGGAGTTCCTGGGGCCCCAAATGCCTTTAATATGTCTACTTTACCTGTTAGTGCATTGAGTCCTACTCAGGATAGAATTAAAAATGCTGGTATGATTCCTCCCATTGAGGAACCACCTACAAATGTCATTGTCAACAGCGTTCCAGTTGGACAGGAAGGGCCCCCCTCAGGAACACCACCATCATCTGATGTTCCTCACATTAACTCATCCAATTCTGATAATTTTTATGTTCTATATTCAAAATTAAACTATAATGTGGTAGTATAAAATGGTTACAATTAATCCAGTTTCTAATATACCAAAAATACGACCATTAAAATTTGACTTTGGTAAAGATGCAGAAAATTTAAATAAATCGTTTAAAAGTGTTTCGAGTGGATTGAAATCAAGTCAAGATAATATAAAAAGAATCAATGATACATTAGAAAAAAGAATCGTATCCAGAAGAACAAAATTTGCAAAACTCTTTGATGCAGAGAGAATGCAGAGAACTTTCAATCTCAGAAAGCAAAGGGAAGATGAACTAGAAGCAACTAAGATTCCTCCACCAAATACAATGGAATCAATTACTAACGCGGCAGGAGCTGCTGGTGGTGGATTTTTAGGAAGATTGATGAAAGTAATTGGTTTTACTTTAGTTGGAGCATTACTAAAATATATTCCCCCATTAGTTGGTTATGCTGAAGAATTTATTGCAAGATTGGGAGAATTTGGTAGAATTATAGGAAGTTTTGTCAATAATACTGTTGATTTATTCAGGTCAACTCTTACTTTATTGGATTCACTTAAAGAAAATTTATTGAGATTGGACTTTTTTGATAGTGAAAGAAAAGTAAGAAATTCTTTTGATGAACTTGTAAAAAGTATTGAGGGAATGGGAGATGATTTCCAAAGCACTGTAGATTTGTTCACTACTGATATTACAAAAGAAATTGATGGCGTAACCGTTGGTTCTTATAGTGGTAAAGAGATACCACCAGTGGGTGGGTATGAACAAGAAGAACCAACTTTGAGTGAGTCTGGAGGTGCTGTAAGTGGGACCCAAAAACAAAAAGCATTACTAGATGCTATAGCATTTGCAGAAGGAACTACCAAAAGTTATGGAACTATTTCTGGTGGGGATGTTAATAAAGATTTGGAGGCTGGAAATTTAACAGTTAGAGAAGTAATTGCTTTAGGAAATACTTTTGGTCAACCAGGAAGTAAGCATAAGTGGAGTGGTGCCACTGGTAGATATCAATTTATGCCGAAAACTTTACAGTCTTTGGTCAATATGGGTGCTTTAACAATGGATGAAAAATTCACTCCACAAAAGCAAGATGAAGCTGCACTGGTTCTTGCCCAAAGAAGAGGTGTTTCCGCAGATTTATTGGAAAAGGAAGGCATATCTGCAAATGTTGCGAATAAATTAGCTCCTGAATGGGCATCTTTTCCAACTTATAGTGGAAAAAGTTATTATGGCCAATCAGTAAAATCTCTTTCTGATATTCAAAAAAATTACCAACAATCATTACAAAAACAACAAGCACAGATATCTCCAACAGGAACCGCAAAGGCATCGGGAACATTAACACCACTTTCAGGAACTAGTGGAACTGCGGGAGTTGCTGGAAGAAGATTATCTACTCCATTGAGTCCATTTTTACCTGGAACGGGAGCAACAATTACATCTGGAAAGGGATGGAGAACAAGTACAGGTAGTTATCATAGAGGTTATGATGTTGGTGCCGCGACTGGAACACCAGTATATTCATATTTTCCTGGAGTAGTTACTAGAGTTTTTATAAATGGACAGAGTGATGGTGGTTACGGTAATGCTATTGAATGGAAAGATGATATTTATGGACAAATTCATTTTTACGGACATTTATCAAAACCACCAAGTTTGAGTGTTGGATCTAAATTTCAAGCAAATTCTTTACTTGGGTATGTTGGAGGTACTGGATATGGTCTTCCTAATAAATATGATCCACACTTACATTGGGAAATCGGACCTAGAGGTTCGGAACAAGACCCAGGAGAGTGGCTGAGGTCTGTTGAAGCAAAACCATCACCAGCACAAATTGCAGCAACACCAAGTCAACAAAAGGGACAGCAAGTCGCACAGCAAATTACTCCAGAACAAAAATCAAAGAACGTTGTTGCAAATGTTCCTCAACCAGTTGCCCAACCACAACCAAGTCAGGGTGGGGCAGCATCTTCAGGTGGCCAAGGTAAAGGACCATCTATCGGTGATATGTTAAATAACTTTATGAAACAAAAACTTCTTTTAGATACTTCCTTCCTCTAATGTCAAATCTAAAGTCATTTTATGAAATTCTAACAATAGAATCAAACGATGGTTCGCAAAGTATCGACCTTATAGAAGGTGCAGTTGCATTTGATTACTATGAGGATATTTTTTCTCCTGTAATTACTGCAAAACTGAAAGTAATTAATGTTGGTAACACTGTTGGTGATGGTAATAAAAGACAATCTTTATATGACGGACTACCTCTAAGAGGTGGTGAAAGATTGGCATTAAAAATGACACCTAATAAAGAAAATGTAGAAAGTTTTCTTGATTTCTCACAACCAGACCAATACTTTGTTGTATCAAGTATTACTGATGTTATTATGGAACAGAACAGAGAGAGTTTTACTTTAAATTTGACATCAAGAGAAGCAATTACTAATGAAACTTCAAGAGTATACAAAAAATATCCTGCAGAAAATAAAATTAGTGACGCTGTTACAAGTATTTTAGAGGAAAATTTATTAACTGAAAAAATAAATGAAGTTGAAGGAACTTCAAATGTTTATGGATTTATTGGAAATTTGAGAAAACCATTTACAGTTTTGGTGTGGTTGGCGTCAAAGTCTGTTCCAGAATCTGAAGGAGGTAACGCTGGTTTTGTTTTCTATCAGACGAAACAAGGATTTAATTTTAGGTCCTTAGATTCTTTGACTCAGCAAGAACCATATAAAGAAAAGTATGTTTATGCTCAGTCAAATCCAGCATTTTCTGAAAAAACTAAAATTAATAATGACTACAAAATTTTAAGTTATTTCATTGATAGAAACCAAAATTTAATTGAAAAATTAAGATTGGGAGCATATGCTAGTTGGAGAATGTATTTCAATCCTTTAGATTTTTCAGTTACTATTCCTGAGGCAGGATATTACACATCAGAGGCTTATAAAGATACCGTTAAAACACTTGGAGCAAAACCAGTATTTCCTCCAATTTCTCCAGGTTCCGATAAAACTTTGGCAGATGTTCCCACTAGAATTTTTAGTTCAATTCTAGATGTTGGAACTTTAACTCAAGAAGTGACCAAAGATAATAATGCAGATCCATCAGAATATCAAGCACAAACTTTGATGAGATATAATTCTCTTCTTACTCAATCATTAAGTGTAATGATTCCTTGTAATGTTGATTTAAATGCTGGTGATGTTATTGAATGCTTATTTCCATTAGTAACAGATTCTGTTGACCAAAAAGAATATGATGAGGAAATAAGTGGACTATATATGATAAAAGAGTTGTGTCATCATTTTGATGCATCAAGTTCTTATACTTCCTTAAAATTAGTTAGAGATACATTTGGAGTTCAAGAAAAATGATCGATGAATCATTATTAAGAAGTAATTTTATTGGGAGAGATGGATTTAGATGGTGGATTGGCCAAGTAGCACCATTTAATGAGAACCAATTAGTTCAAAATAATGGAGGTGGATGGGGTAATAGAACAAAAGTTCGTATTATAGGTTATCATCCATTTTCTGAGGAAGAATTAAGCAATGAAGATTTGCCCTGGGCACAAGTTCTTCTACCAACAACTGCAGGATCTGGTGGTGCAAATGTTGCATCAAATGCAAAATTAAGACCAGCAGATTCAGTATTTGGATTTTTTCTTGATGGTGATAATGCACAAATACCAGTAGTAGTTGGAGTATTTGGGAGAACTTCTGAAGTTGAAACTGAACTTCCATATACTTTACCATTCCAACCATACACTGGATATACTGGTCAGATAGAAAGACCAGATGGTTCTGCTTCAATTCCAAGTGAAGCAAATGAAAGTAATAGTCAGGCACAGAAATCTCCAAGAAGAGCACCACCAGAAGTAATTCAAGATATCAATAGTAATATTGATGCACTAAATGCAAATCTACCAGAAAACACGCCAAAATTCTGGAAAGAAACAACTTATTATACAGGAATTGGTGAAAAAGTAGTATTAGCAAATTCCTGCAACGATACTTCTATTGGTTCTATTGTTGGGTTGGTCAATAATTTAGTTTCTTCAATAACTGGACCTGCTGGAGCATTTTTGAATACTGCACTTGAAGTAAGTAAAACTGTATCAGCAATTACAGCAGCAGCAAATGGTATTGTTGGGAATATGTTCTCATCAATTGCTGGTTCTTTGGGACCTTTAATGACAGAGGGGTTGGCAACTCTTTATAATGATGTTTTTGATGCAACTAAGATAATATCTGGAGGAGAAATTATAAACGAAGCAGAGGCAATTCTTGCTGGAGTTGCTGCCCAGACAAGTTTCTTAGAACCTGTTAAAGGCATTCAAGATGCATTACTTTGTGGAGTTGGTGCTATCACAAATTCTTTAGGTGGAATTGTTGAGGATTTATTAAATTCAGTTATAGATAATGTAACAAATTTTGTAAGTTGTATTGGAACACAATTTGTTGGGTCTTTAATTGGTTCAATAACTTCAAAAATAAGTGAATTTTTAGGTCCTTTGTTAGAAGGAGTAACTGATATTCTTGGTGAAGGATTTGATATTTTGGGTGCTGCAACATCTTCAATTTCTAACATTGCATCAATCTTGGATTGTGGGCAGAATGATGAAAAGTGTGATGGAATGGTTGAAGAATATACAATAGGAAAAAGTGTTGTTGATTATATTGAGGATACTCAGCAAATTGTTGAAAATGCTAGAATATCTGCAGAGATTGGAGAAATAGCTTCTATCGTTGGTGATAATATTAATGATAGATTGGCAGAAGCTCTTGGTGCTGAACCTGGAACAAATTTTGGCCTTCCAGAATGCGATACTTCTAAAGTATTTGAACCACCATTTGTTCGTATATTTGGTGGAGGAACTGCAACTAGAGGTGCTGAAACTGATGATAACAGGGGTGCCGGAACTGCAGAACCAATAATGGGTGCTATAGTTAAAAATGCGGATGGAAGATTAACTGGAAGTGTTATTGATATACGATTAACAAATTCCGGAAGTGGATACAAATACCCACCATTTGTGGAAATTGTTGATAATTCAAAAACTGGAATTGGTGCTGTTGCAAGAGCAAAGATAGAAAATGGGAGAATAACTGACATTTATATGGTATCAATTGGTGAAAATTATCCAATTGGGGTTGGAAACTATGAACCTGATGATTATCAAATTATTGCTCCAGGTGGACAAGCATTAGACCCAGAAACATATGAACCAACAAATTATGTTATAAATTCTACTGTGGGAGTTGGAACTACTACAAATATTGGTATTTCATCAATTATTATTGTAAATCCTGGATTTGGTTATACTAGTGGTGATACTATTGTAGATAATAATGGAGTTGGTATAGGAACTACTGATGTAGATAATAATGGAGTTGGTATAGGAACTATTGATTTTGGACCAATAACTGTTATTCCAGATGATGAAACTGGTGCGATTATTGGATTTAGTCCATCTCCAGTTATTTTAGTTCCTAATGGAATACCACCGCAAATTAGAGTTAAAACATCTACGGGTTCTGGTGCAGTATTGAAACCATCGATAGGCATCATAACTTCAATATCAAGACTAACAAGAGTTATCGATTGTATCTAAAATGGCAGAAAGACCTAATCAAAATTGGGAAGAAAGATGTTATTCATCTTGGGGACCAAACTTTAGAATTGATTCTGGCAACCCTCAAATGGGAATTGCTGGAGAACATGTATATACAATATATGGTGTTACAAACACAAAAGACCAATCATCTATTGGACTTGACCAGTCTGGATTATTTTCAATTTCTTGCGATCGAGATATACAAATATCTGCAGGAAAAAAGAATGATACTGAAGGGGTTGATATTGCATTATCATCTTTTGATGGTGATATTACTCTCACTTGTCTTAGAAATGGTTCAGTTAGACTCAAAGGGAGAAATATTGTCTTAGATGCATTGGAAGATATTGATATTATTGCGGGAAGAAATATTTCAATTACTGCTGGAAGCACCCTTAAATTGAAGGGTATGAAGGTTGAACTGGATGAAAGTTCAGTTGCTGGAAATATTGTTGAAGCAGTATTGGGTTCTTTTGGTTCTCAAATTTTTGGTAGTCTTCCAACAGCAGCAGCAATTGGATTGGATGTTATTGGTGGAGTTTTTGGTGGTCCTATAGCAGGTACTGCGTTTGAGGCGGCTGCAGGATTTGTAGGAGATGCGGCATCTGTTGCAGGAGCTCCTGGTGAAATAGCAACAGAAAACTTAGAGGTTGGTCAATCAAATACCGAAACCCAACAACTTGCCGCTCAGGAACAGGATTTGATAGCAAGTCAGGAAGCTCAAACATTATTGGAGGGGGGAACTATTACTGATGCTGATGGTACAACCACATCATTTGAATTATTCTAATATTAAAATAAATATAAGGAACTAGTGTATGCTTCGTTGATTACTCACCAAAATATTGCTGTTAAAGGAAAATAATAAATGGCGGATAATAAATTTACAGTATCAAACGAAGCATGGTTTTATAATAAATCTAGATTTTTCAAAGATGTAAAATCTGAGGAAACCATTGATACTAAAAATATTAAAATCAATGGTTCAATATACGATAAAGATGGAAATGTCGGTGCTGCAACATCAGTACTGACTTCTGATGGTCAAGGTGGTTGGTATTGGGATATTGGTGGAATTAGAGTTTATAGACAATCAACACCACCAACATCAGCCAGAGTAGGAGACCTTTGGATAGATGATACTGATGGTATAGAGTATCTTTATTTTGATGATGGTAACAGTATTCAGTGGGTTGAATTTGGTCCAACTCCTAGAGTACAACTACTTAATGGAATTTATGTTGATAGTGAAAGGTTGGGTGGAGAATTACCAAGTTATTATCTAGATTATAATAACTTTACAAATACGCCAAACATTATATCTGGAACTGGGTCTCCTGAAGGAGTTGTGACTGCACCTGTAGGTTCAATTTATACAAGAACTGATGGTGGTGTTGGTACAACTCTTTATGTTAAAGAAACTGGGGCTGGCAATACTGGTTGGTCTGCAAAATAAATAATAAATATAACAATTTTTAAATAAAATGTATATTGAATTTCCATCAAACCCTACAGTAGGTCTTACTACTTCTATTGGGGAGAAGACCTGGATTTATACTGGAAAGGGGTGGAAACTTCAATTTGTTCCAGCAACTCAAGGTACTCAAGGTACTCAAGGTCCACTGAGTAATTTTCAGGGAACTCAAGGAAGACAGGGTTTACAGGGAATTCAAGGAAACCAAGGTCTCCAAGGAAATCAAGGTCTCCAAGGAAATCAAGGTCTCCAAGGAAATCAAGGTCTCCAAGGAAATCAAGGTGTTCAGGGCAATCAAGGTCTCCAAGGTGTTCAAGGACCTTTAAGCAATAATCAAGGTACTCAAGGTACTCAAGGTCTTCAAGGAAACCAAGGTGTTCAGGGTATCCAGGGCCCCCTAAGTAATTTTCAGGGAACTCAAGGATTACAAGGAAATCAAGGTCTTCAAGGACTTCAGGGCCTTCAAGGTCTTCAAGGAACTCAAGGTCATCAAGGTTCTCAGGGAACTCAGGGAACACAAGGTACTCAAGGAACTCAAGGAAATCAAGGTCTTCAGGGAAATCAAAGTTCTCAGGGAACACAAGGTACTCAAGGAACTCAAGGTCTTCAAGGCACTCAAGGCACTCAAGGTTCCCAAGGTTCTCAAGGTTCTCAAGGACTTCAAGGCACTCAAGGTTTACAAGGTACTCAAGGTACTCAAGGCACTCAAGGTTTACAAGGCACTCAAGGTACTCAAGGCACTCAAGGCACTCAAGGTACTCAAGGCACTCAAGGTTTACAAGGTACTCAAGGTACTCAAGGTACTCAAGGTTTACAAGGTACTCAAGGTTTACAAGGTACTCAAGGTTTACAAGGTTTACAAGGAATTCAAGGTTTACAAGGTACTCAGGGTTTACAAGGTACTCAAGGTTTACAGGGTTCACAAGGAACTCAAGGTTCACAAGGTACTCAAGGTTTACAAGGTTTACAAGGAACTCAGGGTCTTCAAGGTCTTCAGGGTCTTCAGGGACTTCAAGGATCTGCTAATTTTGGATTTCTCATAGAAGAAGATAATGAAAATGAAATAAGATATATTGGTTTTGTTACAGATACAGTTGGTACAGCTTCAACACTATATGTAAATTCCTCCGAGGAAAATGCTTTTGTATTCAACCCAAATCTTGGTAATGTTGGAATTGGGACAACAAATCCAACAGAAAAATTACAAGTATCTGGAAATGTTGAAGTTTCTAATAATGTATCAGCATTAGCATATTTTGGCGATGGTGTCAATTTAACTGGAATTGTTACTCAAATTGTTCCAAGTATTGGAATTAATATTCAGGAAACTGAAGTTCCTGGGAAAGGTGTTGTAACAATTGATGCATACAAACCAGTTGGAAAAACGATATATGTATCCCAAACTGGAGATGATAATAATACTGGATTTACTGAAAACTATCCCAAGAGGACTATAAAAGGTGCTGCTTCAGTAGCAGTATTTGGGGATACAATTAAAGTATTTCCGGGTGTTTATGTTGAAGATAATCCAATTATTTTAAAGAGAACAGTTTCTGTTGAAGGAACAGAACTTCGTAACTGCGTTGTTACACCTGGGAATGTCAATCAAGATATTTTCTATGTAAATAACGGATGCCATATTACTGATATGAGTTTTATTGGACCTGATATGACAGATGGTGCGGCAGTAGTTGCTCTACAACCACTACTGGGTGTAAATGTGGACAGATATTTTGATGCTGCTAGAATGATTCGTTATAATTTAGAGTACATTGCACAAGAGTCTGTTGGATTTTTAACAAGTGGTTATAGTGGATTTGCTGGAGGGCATAGGTATCAAGACGCTGGAAACTTATTAGAATTAAATGCTGACTTTATTGCTGCCGAAACAGTTGGTTATTTGACTAGTACTGATTATAAGAATCCACCATTTCAAATTGTTGACTCTTTAGGAAATCTTACTGAACCATCAAATTGCACTGATGATATCAAAGATATAGTGTTACAATGGGCAAATGACTTAAAAGCAAATAGTAATAAAAAGTCTATTGGTGCAGGTCTTTCTTATTATGATGATGGTGGTTCATTGCTACACATTGTAGGAAATGATCCGAATACATATAGCGTTCGACAAGCAACAGTTGATGCTATTGAATATGCTGTTGGAATTGCAACATTTATTGTTGATAATATTGATTACGAAAATCAACCAGGAATAACTACATATACAAATTTGTCCCAAAACTTTAGTTATTCGCCAATTTTGGTTGGTGGAGGTTGTACTGATGTTAGGAATGATTTGGTGAATCTTTCTGGAATTGTAACTTCAATTATTGGTATAGGTACTGAAGAGGCACCAGAAACTATATTTGGCGTTAGATTGGAAAGTGAAAAGTGTGCAAAAGATGTAAAAGATATTTGGAAGTCAATTATATATGATTTAACACGAGGAGGAAATTCAAAATCAATCAGAGCAGGAAAATTCTATTACGACGATGATTTTGTATTGAATCCAGAAATTCTTAAGAACCCTCAAGAAGTTGAACAAACAATTGCAACCCTTGACTATTCATTTAACATTGTAAGGTCTGTAGTGAATAATGTAAGTTGGGGAAGTTGGCCAGTTGGATTTGGAGTAAATCCACTTAATGTTACTAATGCAACTTATGATAATGTAACAGGATTAACTACAATAACTGTAAATGCGAATCATAATTTGCAGGTTGAGAGTGTCGTTAAGATAGAAGGATTGGAATTCTCTTGTCCCGATAGTCCGCCAAATCTAATCTACCCAACTGGAAGTCTTGGATATATCTTTGAGGTGCATAAATTAATTGATAATGATACATTTGAAGTAATTGTTGGACAATCAACTCTTCCACATACATATGTTTCTGGTGGAACTGTTCAGCAATATAAAAACTTCTATAATAAATTCACCCAATTAAAGGACCTTTCAATTCAGATTGACCCAGATACTGGATTTAATAATGGAATTAATGGATGCGTAAATGTTGTTTCTGCATTGCGAAGTGCTGTTGGTGTTGTAACAACAGTAATTGGTCTTGGAGCAACATCAGGAATTACTACAACATATCCCGGAAATAATGGATATGGATTTACCTCTACTGTTGCTATAAGTACTGCAACATATGACCATATAAATGGAACTGCCACAATAACTGTGCCAGGATTATCAACAAAAGTTGGTGATTTAATTGAGATGTATGATTTAGTATTTGAATGTAGTTCTGGATTAACAACTTCAACTCAAAAATTCCCATCAGGAACCTATGGATATGAATTTTATATTACAAAAGTAGTAGATAACAATACTTTCCAAGTTAATGTTGGAACTTCAACTCTTCCACATACATACGTTTCTGGTGGATTTATTATTGATCGTTCTATTGGAATTACATCGGCACTGTACGATAATATTTCTGGAATAGCTACAATCGGAGCACCTGGAGCATATCTAAAAGTTGGTGATTTTGTTGGTCTTAGAGATATGGAATTCTCTTGCCCAGATAGTCCACCAAATTTAATTTATCCATCAGGAAATAATGGTTATATATTTAAAGTTGAAAGTGTTGTTTCTTTAGGAAATACATTCACAGTTAATGTTGGAACTTCAACTATCCCACATACTTATGTTTCGGGTGGACTTGTAATACCACCATACTCAAAAGGAGTTGGTCCAATTACTCAAGGTCCATATGTTAGAAACTGTACTAATTTTATTCCAAAGAGTATTGGAATGAAAGTTGATGGATTTGATGCTGAACCAGGAGACCAAGATGATATTGGTGTGACTGGAACGATGAGTGTTGACTCATACACTCAATACAATCAGGGTGGTATTGGAGTATCAATTACCAATGGTGCATATTCTCAGTTAGTGTCTATCTTCACTATTTGTGACGACATTGCAATTTACACTGCTTCTGGTGGACAGTGTGACTTAACAAACTCCAACTCATCTTTTGGAAATTATGGTTTATGGTCAGATGGTGTTGGTGACCAAACAACTGGTTCAATTTACCACTATACTGGAAAGGTAGTTCAAGATGCTGAGTTAGAGCAAGATACTGTTGTAATAGGTGGAATTGGAACCTATAGACCTTATGATGGGCAGGCACTATTTTTTGATAAACTTTATTATTTTGTTGATGGTATTAAAATTACAAATAGTGGAGGAGGATATACAGTTCCCCCAGTTGTTACTTTTAGTTTCCCAGAGGGTCAAAATGGAATTCGTGCAGAGGGTAGTGCAAACATTGATTCATTTGGAAGAGTTACATCTATTGATGTAATTAGTAGCGGTACGCAATATCTAAACCCACCCACAGTTACTATTAGTGGTAATGGCACTGGAGCGACAGCGGAACCAATTATGTATCCAATTTATTACTCTATTCAATCTGCAACTTTACCTGAACAGGGTGTATCAACTGTAGTTCTCCTATCCAATCTAAATAATAATGTTAGTGCTGGAACAACAGTTTACTTTACTAGAGTAAGTCTACAAATTACATCTTCCCATTCATTTGAGTGGGTCGGTTCTGGGGTAAATATTAATAATGCAAAACCTGCTTTAGGTGGTGTCGTAATTCAAGAGAATGAAGTAGTTAAAACTAATGGTGGAATTATTGTATATACAAGTACTGATCAGGGTGGAAATTTCAAAATTGGAGATGATGTAACAATTAATCAGGTGACTGGAACAATTACTGGTAGAGCATTTAGTCAAAGTCTGTTAAATACAGTAACACCACTTATTATTGCTTTAGGTAAGTAAAATGGCAGCGGTTGCACTTAATAAATTTGTAACAATAAGATATAAGGTAACTACAGATTTGGTGGGAATATATACCTGCCCTATTGGAGTTGCTTCTATTATAATCTTGTCTCAGGTTACTAATATTTCTAATGGAGTCTCTAGTATAACTGCCACACATTCAAGAACAACAGATACGCAAGTTGACTTTAAACTCGCAAATGCTGTACCAATACCTCCAAATGATAGTTATAATATAGTTTCTGATGGAAGATTGGCATTAGAAACAAACGATATTATTAAAATTCAAGGAACAGATAATAATAATTTAGAGTTGGTGTTGAGTATTCTTGAAACCGCAAAGCAATAATTTAAAGTAAATGGCAAAGTACAATTCCGGTAGAGTAAAAAGATTTGATCAGTTAGGAATTACATCGGATAGATATGAATTTCTTGGTTTGGAGCAGGCTGAACCAGATCTTGGCGACCCTTTAGTTGGTGTATCTTCCATTGGTACAAATCCATTCCCTCCAGGACAAACAGTTCCAGTCAATCACTATGTTCTTATTGCGGCAGAAGGATATACTGGGGAGAGATTCTGGGTTCCATCTACTGATGTATATGCACAGGGTATTCAAGGTACTCAAGGTCTTCAAGGAACTCAAGGTACTCAAGGTACTCAGGGAAATCAAGGAACTCAAGGTGTTCAAGGACTCCAAGGAAATCAAGGACTTCAAGGTAATCAAGGTACTCAGGGAACTCAAGGAACTCAAGGAACTCAAGGTTTACAAGGAAATCAGGGTAACCAAGGCAATCAAGGTACTCAAGGACTTCAGGGTCTTCAAGGAAATCAAGGAAATCAAGGTGTTCAAGGACTCCAAGGCACTCAAGGTACTCAAGGAACCCAAGGACTACAAGGAAATCAAGGACTACAAGGAAATCAAGGACTCCAAGGACTACAAGGAAATCAAGGACTACAAGGAAATCAAGGAACTCAAGGAACCCAAGGTCTTCAGGGTAACCAAGGACTCCAAGGTTTACAAGGAAACCAAGGACTCCAAGGAAATCAGGGTGTTCAAGGTCCATTAAGTAATTTTCAAGGCACTCAAGGAACTCAAGGAAATCAAGGACTCCAAGGAAACCAAGGAACTCAAGGTACTCAAGGTACTCAAGGTACACAGGGATCTGGATTTCAAGGCACTCAAGGAACCCAAGGTCTTCAGGGTAATCAAGGTACTCAAGGCCTTCAAGGAAATCAAGGAAATCAAGGAACACAAGGTCTTCAAGGAAATCAAGGAAATCAGGGAACTCAAGGTACTCAAGGAACTCAAGGAACTCAAGGCCTTCAAGGAACCCAAGGTACTCAAGGAAACCAAGGAACT